TAATATCATAGGTCTGATACTTCGTCCCAAGACTGCCGCTTATCTTCTCCGGCAACGAAGAGAACGTAAACGACTTCTTTTTATCAGCCGCTTCAAACAGTTTTATTTCCATCGCCTACCCCTCCTTCACTACCGGCATATTTGAAAATACCTGTTCCAGTCTGTCAGCAATTTCTCCTCCCAGTTCATCAGCCATTGACTTCATGTTCTTTCGGATAATTGCCATGATGCTTGCCTCATCCATTTTTCCGGTGCCTGAATCCGAAATATTGAACTGCGGTGACATCTGGATATTAAGGTTTATATTTGTCTTTCCGGTTTCCACTGTGCTCGAACTGCTCAAAGGTTCATCTGCGGTATCTGAATCGCTTTCTGTACCCTCTGTGAATCCGTTATAGCCTGTGGCTCCGTTTCTAATCGCTTCGGCTAACAAATTATCATTGAGAGATAAAAAGTCCGAAATGGAGCTGTAAGCAAACATTTCTGTTGCTGTACTTCCGATGGTTGTACTTCCACTTCCTCCACCTAAAGGTGCTGCCTCTCCGATGATGTTACCATTCGCATTTGCCTGTACTCCGAGAATGTCCCCAACCTCTTTGTACAGTTCCAGCGCTCTGTTTCTTCTGCCGGGAACTAAAGGTATGATTGCCTCCGGTCCCTCTTCTCCAACCCATGACAACTGCTTGTCATTTACATAACCGCCGCTTGCATGAGCCGATACAGTAAGTGTTGTACTTCCACTTCCTCCACCGCCTATCGTGAACGTCTTTGTCGGATTCACAAGTGAATAGTCCAGGGTTACGCTTACCGGCATTGTTGTAGAAACGCCTGCGCCAAACGCA